CACCAAAACCTCCGCCTGCTGAACCTGAAGATGCAGCTGTAACTCTTCCTTGTGCATCTACAGTAATTGAAGAAAGTGTATAAGAGCCTGCAGACACAGAAGTATTTGCAAGTTGATCCGCACCAACAGCATCGTCAGCTATAAGAGCAGTAGTAATTGCATCATCAGCAATTGCTGCAGTGCCAACAGCATCATCGGCTATAGCAGCTGCTACAACAGCATCATCAGCTATCTTAGCTGAAGTTACAGCGTCATCTGCAATAATTGCAGTTGTAACTGCAGACGCTTCTAAATTAGCAGTAGCAATAGTACCACCTAAAGTGTTTAATGAAATTTCATTTAAATTTGTTCCGTCTGAATATGCTGCAAAAATTTTTGAACTAGCAGCTCCTGCAACAGTTGGACTAAAACCAGTTCCTGATGCAGTTTTAATTGTTAGATTATTAGCATTTGTTAATCCTGAACAATCAAAGATATAAAATTTTTCTATTCCATCTGGGATAGTACAAACTGTGCTTGCTGCTATCGTTGCAGTTGCAAATTTTATTACAAGATTTCTTGCATTTGATATTGCACCGTCAGACATTACTAATGCAACAGTGCCTCCAGATGAAAGTGTTACTGCTTCTACACCCGCAATTGCTTGTTGTACTAAATTTAAGTTATTGTTAGTTTTATCTCCCCATGTACCAGCGTTTTCACCAGTCACCATAAGTTCTAATTTAAGATCACTTGAAAATGATGATGCCATAAAATTTTATCTCCTTAAATATTTATATTTTACATTAATCAAGCAGCTAAATCAACTGGTGACCAAGTATTTGATACTCCTGGGTCTATTTCAGCCCATGCAGTAATATTAACGCTTCCAATTGAAGCTGTCAATTCTATGCCCGAAACATCTACGCTTGCTCCTGCATCTATTGTAACTTGACCTATTGATCCAGTTGATTGCAATCCTGATACACCAATTATTTGTCCAGGAATTTCTGCGTGTTGACCAAGTGACAATGCAGCTTGAATTCCAGTTGGTGCTTCAACAGTTGTTTGTATTAAATTAATACTTCCTAAACTAAATGTTGCTTCAATTCCTGAAACATCAACAGGAGTTTTTAATCCTGCTATTGTAGATCCTTGAGAACTTGTTAAGGTTATACCTGATGGTGATACATTTGCATCAGCATCAAAATCTAATGATCCTATTGTAAAGTCTAATTGATCTTCTGAAGCAAATACAGTTATATCTTGATCAATTTTTAATGAGAAGCCATTAAAAGTAGTTCCTATTTGACCAGCACTTGTTACTGAAACTGTTACATCAGTAAATGCTGCTGTTGATGGAAAATTAACTGTTGAGGTTAATTGTTGTCCAGCTGGCAATACAGAAAATGCTTCACCCCATGCTAAATTACCCCAAGCTCTTCGTCCCCAACCAATACCAGTTAGCTCTGATTCATCTATAGTAGTTGAACCTATGCTTGAAGTTGAAGAAATACCAGTGACTGGAACCCCTATTCCAATAACTGCACTCCCTACTCCCATGGACTCTAAACTTCCAGTGACTTGAACGGTTACTGAAGTTCCTCCTACTACAGATCCTGCTGTAGAGGTAAATTGAACACCTGAAGGTGTAACTAATGCATCACCACTTAATGATAATGATCCAACAGAAAAAGAAGCTTGTATTCCTGTAATGGTAGGTTGTGATCCTGAAAGATCACCCCATTCGTTTTCACCCCAAGTATCTCCGCCCCATCCGACTTGAATAATACCTTCGGCTGTAATGCTACCAATGCTGTAGGTTGCACTTATGCCAGAAACAGATACATCGACATCACCTTGTGCTGCCCATTGACCTTGTCCCCAACTTAGTGCACCCCACGCATTTGACATTCATTCTTATCCTTATGCTAATCTTAAAATTGCAGCAGATGTTGTGAAAGCAGGGAACTGAATTGTAAACGTTCCTGAAGTTGCAGTCTTATCTCCACCGAAATCTAAAACAGCTACAGCGTCTGTAGTGTTTGAACCACCGTCAGTCGTTGTGTTATAAATTAGTGCACCTCTTGCAGTAAGAGTTACACCTACAAATGATAAATCAGCAAAGTCAGTAATTGCTACTGATGAAGAAACTTTAACACCTTGATTAACAAGTGCTTTACCACCCGCTGAATAACCAGACGGTGATGATACTTCATTTGAAGTTGTGTAATTTTCAGTTGATTTACCTAATGTTGCAGAACTTGTATACATCGCTAACTTATATGTGTCAGAAGATGTATCAAAGTCATGTTTACCTTGTAGTAATTCTTTTTTAAAAGAATCACAAATTGCGTTAGTTGTAATTGCCATAGTTGGCCTCCTTTAAATTATTGGTTAGGAGAAGGAGATGGAACCACAACTCTTGGTACTCCATCATCGTATTCTCCACGTCTTCTTCTACCCATTTGTTGTAGGGCAAAATTCTGTACTTCTTCAGTATACTTTGTTTGATAGAGGTTGTATAGATTATCGGGTCCTTTTAAAAATCTAAAAGCCTCTGCTAACACTCCATGTAATAACATAGACTCTTGATGTTGAGAAAGATAGGTATTATTTGAGCTTGTGAAATTTGGTGCATCTTTTATATAATTTATTTGTACTGTCAAAGCTGAAGCTGGAGTTGGTGCCACTAAAATAATATTACCTGTTTGTACGTTATCTTCCCAATTAGCATAATATTTAGGTGTGCCTTGTGCATCAGTGCTATTGAATTCAGATATAAAACTAGTATCTCTTTTTTCTAAAAAAATTCTAGTGCTGCCATCTATTACTTGCACAGACCTAATAACTAAAGCATCTGACGGTAAAGAAACATATCTATTACCAGCAGTAAAAGTTGAAGTAGCGTATTTTCTTAAATCATCATAATCTACTTTTCCAGCAACATCTAATTCGACATTTCTAATGAAACCTTGAATAATAGAGTCTGACAAAACAGTGCTACTTACTTCAGTATAGTCTCTTACTTGTGTTAAAAAATTTGAATGAGTGATCGCCATTATGAAATGCTCACCTCCACTGAACCTATGTTTGAAATAAGTTCTCTTCTTCTATTTTGTAAAGATGGATCTTCTGGAATCATGCTATGAATAGTTGTTGTTATACCATTAGTAGTGACATTAAATTCTTGAGTTTTAAAAGCAAAATCTCCAGGCAATGATAAGTTAGCAACACCAACATGAATACCACCAGAATCCGATATAGTATTATCATTTGAAAACTCTTGATTTGGTTGTTGAAATTTCATAACTCTAGGGTTTTTTAAAGCAATAGCATCAGCTTTATGGTATGGTGGATCTAATTGTGGATGTTTTGGTTCAAACTCAGATATGTGTACTAAGGAACCATTCCATTCTTTTACCATCTCTTTATAAGGATATGCCATTCCTGACCTATCAGAAATAGCTTTAGATCTTTTACCAGTTGCGTAAGACATTATACTCCATCTCCAAAATAAGTTTGAGGAGAAATATAAACAGATGCTCTTTGACCATCTTCATTAAGTGCTCTTAATAATTCATCCTCGTATAATTGTTTTAACAATTGAATTCTATCAGGTGCTCTTTTTTGTGCTAAATAGTAAGCAAGACCTGAACACATACAAGGTAAAAATCTATAAGCAACATCTGCTTGATTTGTATACACACCTGCATCTTCAATTCTGTTAATTGTGTAAAATTTTAATGTCGTAAAAGTTGTTGCATCAGGAGCTAAATATAAATTTATTGTAGGAGTTGTCTGCCTATCTACAAAATATTGCGAAGGTTGTCCTGTTTGTAATTTGTTTGGAAGAGCTGCATATGCAGATCTATCAATTTTTGTTAATGAAATATCGTTCGTTGATGAAGTGTTTCCAGCTGCATTTGTGGTTGATATATATGCCTCTAAAACATCATTTACATTTGACGCTACAGAGTAAGTAGCTGTTCCCGCAACCAAAGCCACTTCATTTAATGTAACTTTCCAAAGATGAATTCCTCTATTACCCCATTCAGAAAATAAAAGATTTAAACTTCTTCTTGCGCTACGTAAATCATTTCCACTATTAGTTCGCATACCACATCTTTCGTATGCTTCTTCAATAATGTCATCGATATTTAAATCGAATGCTGTAGTTCCTGACGTAGCCATAATTCATTACATTATGTCTTTGTAATAATCCAAAGACTTTCCTGGTATTAAGTTTTCATCTTGAAGACCTTGACCTTGAGTTCTAGCTGCACCATAACCTTTAGCCATATCGCCTTTGAATGCTTTCATCACTTCTTTTTCTCTAACTTTTTTAGCAGCCATACCGACATTAGCTTTTTTTACTTTCATATTTTTTTCTATTGCCATGCCTCTTTTTTTCTCGTAACTAGATAATTTGCCATCTTTATCTAAGTCAGCTTTTTTTGGGTTCTTTAACATTGTGTCTCCTCCAAATCTCATCTTCAAAAGATCAGCGTGATAATCTTTTGTAGATGTTTTACTTAATTTAGTTTTTAATTTTTTAACTTTAGCTTTTTTCTCTGGTGAAAGTGTTGCAACTTTATAAGCAAGACTAGCACCTTCAATTCCTAATGCTAAAGGAGTTGCAGCTCTAGCTATTCTACCTATCTTACCTAGCGTACCTAACTTTTTAGCTGCTTTAGCTGCTTTTGGAAGCTTAGCTGGTAATGCTTTTTTTGGATCAAACACTGTTAACGCTTTACTTTTACTTAAAACGTTTCCTGTACTAATAGGTGTTTTACCTTTAAATCTTTCTTTTAAAGTTGTAATTAAACCTTTCTGTGCAAAATCGTCAACTTTTTTATATGCTCTTGTTAGAGCTTGACCAGCTTTAAATAATTTTTCACTCATACTTCAATCATACCACCGTAATACTTCTTGGTAAAGGTACTGACGTTTGTTGGTTTACCACCGACTCCTTGTGGTTTAGCTCTTTTCCTTGCAACGGCACTCCGCCTCTGTGAGTCTGTCATCCTTGCTGCTTTTGCAGCAGGCACGCACTTTGGATATTTTCTTTTTCGATCCGCTGCTAATTTTGATCGACCGCAAGGTGCGTAAGATCCATCCTTTCGCTTGCTTCCAATATCTACCCATTTTTGTGAAAACCATTTTTTAAGACTCATTAGAATACTCCTTTGAATCCCATACCTCTTATTGCAATTCCTCCACCTCTAGAAAAATTATCTACTGTTGTAACTTTTTTACCGTAATCTACTAACATGGATTTAGATGGTTGAAGCTTATCTCTAGATTGAGGATCTCTTATATACTTTTTTTTCTTTTTCTTTGGAAAATTATCTATAATTTTTTGTGATTCTTCTTTTAATACTTTAATTGACTTACCACTATTTGCTTTTAAAGTTTCTAATGTTTTAGCTTGTGCTGCATGTGTTTTAGATGCTTTTTTTAGACCACCTATAACCTCATTAATTTTTACCTTGGCTTCTCCACCTATTTTTTTACCAGCTGGTTTTGGTCCTTTAAAATCTTTTCTTTTTAAACCTGATGGATCTTTAATTTTACCAGCACAAATCTTACTAGCGTAGGCATTAGCATATGCACTGGGGTAAACACGAAATTTTCTTTTAGCGGCAGCTTTGCCTCTTGCACATAATTTAGTCATGCAAGATTATAACATTTTTTACTAGGCAGTAAAAGTCCTAGACAAAGGATTTTTCTTACGCTTTATAGCTATCTTTACTCTCTTCTTTTTTTCCTTCTCGTCTCTCGCACCACGAAGTTTACCCTCAACTTGTTTAGATATTTGTGATCTAGATATTGCCATAATTTTTTAATTTTCTATTGAGATATTATACGATAAAATTATCTTTTTTTCATCACTTTTATTAAAACTAGACTCATGTTTTAAATAAGCGGGAAATGTTAAGATATGACCTTCTTCTATTCTAATATCAACCACATTGTTTTTAAGGTCATAAATTTTTGTAATTAAATTTTTGTTTGGTAAATTTAAAAAAACTATATTTGTAAAATGTGCATTACCATGCCTATGCATTGAGTGATGTCCGTTTTTTCCATATATTTGAAACCACATATTTAATAATGTTAAACTTTCACAATTAAAATTTTTACAGATATCTTTTGCAAAATCTTCAAAAATATGTTTTTTAAAATAATCAATGTATTCACGTTTCATCTTTGGTGTTACTTCCCAATCACTGTGCTCTACATCTATTCCATCTGAAATCAAAGGTGTTTGAGGTATTTTACTAATTAAATCAATCAAAACATTTTTATGTTTTTGAAAATTTTCAATATTAAAAATATTTAAATCTTGAATCAAACTAAATCTTTTGCTTTTCCGATAATAGGTTTATACTTAGTTTTACCCTCAGATTTATAAGCATGCAAGAATTGTTTTCTTGGTTGTTCTGAGACATAACTGCAGTGTATCCACCCACTGTTAGGTTCACTCGGATCATAAAATTCTAATATTAGCTGATCAAATTCTAGATTATCATAGATCCAATCCGCAAGTTCCGCATTATCCGTGCCCATACATTCGAAATCTGCAGCCTCTGCTTTCGCATGTTGGCTATTTACTGAGCTACCTATTTTTACGCACAACGCTTCGCTACGGAATCCGCTTGTGACCTTGACCCTACCGAAGTGGTCTCTTACAGGTTGTAAAATATTTTCACAAAGTAGTCTTAATTTTTCTATCTGACCAGAATTAGGATTATTGTTTATATCTAATCTGATTGCTGTATCTGACTTAATTAATTCTTGTAAAGAAAAATTACGTGATAATTTCATTTATATTTTTTGTAAATTTGGATTATTTGATAGTATGTTTTTTTCTGCTCTTGGTCTGGCTATAGAATCTTTACTTCTTTTTCTAAGAATTGCTATAGTAGACTCTTTAATTCTTTTCTCTCTAGTTGCTTTTAATAAATCAAATTTAAAATTCATGTCTTATTATAATATTATAAATAAATTACTTCAATATCTTAAACTGTACCAAATACCTTACAATCAAAAACTAGATATGCTTTATAATCCTCAACAAATCCCATACTAAAATTACTCATAATAGTATTTGAATATTCGTAAGCATATTTAGCGCATTCACCATATGTTTTAAAATGTGTAAATTCAGGTTCAAATTGCTTACATGGATTACCTTGAATTTGGCTACACAAAAACATTACCAAAACATATTTCATTCTATTATTAATTTTTTAATAGATTTAGAACCATCAATATTTGACTCTAATTCTGCAGAACCCTTCCAGCATTTATACATTACGGTTTCGGAATATTGTCTCTCAGCTTGACGCTTACCACGTAAACATTGTGCCATGCCTTCAGTCTGTAAACGAGCTTCTTTAATCTCTGCATTTACAAACATTAGTAAAGCCACTACAGACTCAATCATATTTCCTCACATATATTAATATTGATAATATTATAATTGAAACTATAGAACCTATAAAAAATAAACCTATCATTGTGGGTAACTACCGTTTGTATATTTCATTTCTCTATTTTGATCTTTTAATTTTTCAATATCAATTAAAACCTTATCCATTTGTTTTCTTAAAAACTCAATGTTTACTTTATTCAAAGCCATTGATTCAATATGTGCGTTTAACTTATCCGTAGTCTTATAAAGATCCTCGATCATCATAAATTGTTCTGAATCAGCGGGGTAAGGATCCGAGTTGCCCACGTGGCCACTTGATACGGAATTCCGTATTCTCCTCAAGATCCTTCTCCATTAATTGTAATCTAGTGTCTGCAACATTGAGACGTTCTATGATTTGAAAATAGCCCATTGTGCCGAGTGCCACGATAATTATCAAACTGGCAACCGTCTTCATCGGCATCTGTACTTTTGCCTCGTCTCCGATGTTTAATGGTTTATTACTCATTTTTTATTTTTCTTTTTAAATAAATTATCTATGAGTGAACTTAACTTGTCTAGTGTTTCAAAACATTTAAGAATAAATCTATCTATCATTCGTAAGTTTTATCCTCTTCTCTTTCCTTTTCAAAACCTTCTTGCAACATTTCGCTTAAAGTTTGTTCTTTTTTTTCCATTTTGTAGAACATTCTGTCGCTGTCTTCTGTAACCATGTCGTTATCTTCAGCATCCCAATATGTAGTTTGAACTTTGTAATCTGGCCAGCTGTCATCAGTAGTATAACTATTAATGTGCCAGAGAATACGATTATTAGGCTGAGCTGCAAAATTACCGTTATTAAGAGCCAATATATGTGCACACTTATGTTCTTGAGGTATTTCAGAATGTTCAGTATCCAAAATATTAACATCTGGATGACCCCAATCAATCGTGAAAAGATATTTGCCATGATAAAATTTTTTATCTAAACCTAAATATTTTCCGCTTACACCATCCAACCAATCAAAGCAAGTAACACTAGGCCAATAACTAAAACTGTTCCACAGTTCCAACTCGTGCGTCTGCATATTCGGCACATCGGCTCTATCATAATGTTTTTGGAAAAACGCTGAGATAGGCAAACGCCAATAGCATGCACCATTAGGTAACATGATATTAAAAAGGATTGCCCTCCCTGAAATTGATGTAATAGCGAAGACAACACACTCTTCACTTTCACCGTGATGTTCTTTAAGATCATATAGATACTCCTTTCTAACTTTACAATATATTGGAGGTATGTTTGCGTTCAGATAAGCCATGTTTATATTTTTCTCTCCAATAATTTTTTCTTTCTAATAGTCTAATTCTTTTATCTAGTTTATCATAACCAAATAATTTTTTAAAAAAGTTTATTAACATTTTTATCTCCTAAAATAGTTTACCATAAATTTTACCTTGTATAAACAAAGTTAATAACAACTCTCCTGCCTTGATTAGTGCAAGAAGTTCCTGTATGCCTTAAACTTGAATTAAAAATTACTAGTTTATTTTCTTCACTAGATATTTTTTCATTTCCTATGCGACAATATCCATCACAATCATTAACAAAAAAAACTGCAGAATGAAAACCTTTTCTGTCTACATCTGTATGTAAACCAGTTTCAATAATATTTTCTGTTTTAGTGTTTAAATTTGCTTTTATTCTTAACATGACAGAATGGTCAATTTTTTTTAATATTTTTTCAACACAAAAAAAATAATTACTAATTCTATAATCTTTTAGAAAATTATGTGTAAATTGTGGAGGTGAAGAAATGGCATGTGAATCTATTGAATGCTCATTAAAAAACCATGGAAATTCATCACAAAGAATAATGTTTTTTAATTCTACAAAATCTTTATTATCTAAAAGATTTGTTATTATTTTCATGATTTTTTATATCATGAGTAATTAACATTTCCAACGTCTTCTTGCTTGCCTTAATCTTGAATTAGGATCTTTTGCAGCTTTAGGAAATTTTTTCATTTGCCCCGCTGACCTTGCACAAAAGCTCTTTCTACGTTTAGCAGCTTTCGAACCAGGTTTGACTTTACCAGTCACAGCCGTTTTAAGTTTAGATCCAGGATTTTCTCTTCTGTATCTTGCAACCCCAGCTGCAGTCATTCCTGCACCTGATTTAGTTGATCTAAAATATTTTTTTGTTTTAGGTGGCTGTACATCGCCACCTCTTTTTAATTCTAAAATATCAGAATAATATTCTAAATTCATTTTACGTAAATGTAATTGTTACTCCACCAGTTCCACCAATAGTAGCATGAATTCCTTCAGGAAAAAAAATACCATTTCCTGGAAGATAAAAATCTAAACCTTCAGTGCCAAACAAATAGGTTGCTATCGTAGTGCCTGAAGCACCTCCACTTTTAAAAATAATAGATCCACTAGCATTACCCTTGGCTTGTATCGAAGTAAGTCTTGCTCTTTTCGTTGTAGGCACCATTTGTGCTGTAGACGTAGCATGAGCACTCGACTGATCTGATGAAAAACTTGATCCACCCATAATTTTCTCCTATAGTTGTGGCTCTCCGAAGAGAGCCACTAATTAATTATTACGCTGCAAATGCAAACGCACCAGTAACAGCTGCTGCTGCACCAGTCATTTCA